GGTTCTTGTTATGGACATTGTTGATATATCAAAAGACGAAACGACTGACAATTTTGTTGGCAATGATAACGAACAAGACGTTTTGAATACAACACTTGCAACCTTGACCCGTGTTGTGAATATAATGCAAAGGGGGTCATTATACAAAGAAAAATATCAAATCGAATCAAGTGTTTCATGCGAACCCTTTGTTGATCGTTTTGAAAATAAACTTGCGGGATGGGCTGCGACTTTTGAAGTTGTTGTTCAAAACGAAATGACAACTTGTGATTAATGAATTTTAAAAAAACATCAAAAGCCCTTGACCTTTTTGCAAAAGCATTTGTTGCAAAAGCAAAGAAACGCGCACCCCAAAAAGACACATCCGGAAAACTTAGGGAATCAATATCTTATGTTTTAAACGTTTACGAAAATTCTTTTAATCTTGAATTTTATATGGAAGATTATGGAACATTTGTTGACCTTGGTGTTAAAGGATCGGAATCAACATATCCTGAAAGTCAATATTCGCCTTATAAATATACTAAAGGAAAATTTAAAATGATTAATCCGGCATCACTTGACAAATGGGTTGTGCGAAAAAAATTGGCACCCCGGTCAAAAGACGGATCAAGATTTGTCGATCGTAAGTCGATTAAATACGCTATTGCAACAAGCATTTATCGCAAAGGATTAAAAGCATCAAAATTTTATACCGGATCATTTGAAGAAGAATTTAAAAAAATAGATAAAGAAATACAAGAAGCGTTTTCGCTTGACGTTAATGACTTTTTAATTAAAACACAAATTGTATAATGTCCACAAAAATAAACGTTCGTTCGCCTTTTTATTTAAACATTACGGAACCCGTTAAACCAACGCCGCTTTTTACTTGCGATATTGCAAACATTCAAGGATTGACAATTGATCAACAAGGCCAAATTTCAACGCCTTCTTTGTCTTTTGGTGTTATATCTTCAATAACATCGTCCGATTCAGATTTTGCAAATAATAAATTTGCGACCGAAACAACGGCAACACCAAGAACTTTAACAATCCGAATCACGATCCCGGCGGGATTTTCAAATGTTTCAGACGGGTATATTGATTGTGGCAAAACAGTCACACAACCCGCACTTGTTACATCCGGGTCAAGTCCTTCATGTTCCGGCGGCGTAACAACAAACGGTTCAATTCCTTCGCAATCTTTAGCCGTTGGCGGCGCAACATCAACGATCAACCTTGCAAGTTATTTCACACAAGGATCGTCAGCAATTGCCGGATATAATATTTATAATCCCGATCAAACACTTGTAAGCGCGTCAATAACTGGAAACACCTTGACATTGACTTCAAATCAACTTGGCGGATCAACTTCAATAAACATTTCAGCATTTGACAACGATGCAAACACATGCACGGCGACACAAACAATTTCCGTTTCTGTCACGAATCCAAGTTTTGCATTCGATTGCGCTGCGGCTAATTTAACCGGCGGTTCTATGTTGCAAAATGGAACAATTACAAATCCAAACACATTCGCAACAATAACCGCAATAAGAACAACTTCAGGCGATGCATCAACAAATATTACATCATATCCGGCAAATGGAACCGGATCATCAAGATCGGTCACATTGTTTTTTGATTTGACAATTCCTTCAGGATATTCAAATTCAGGAACATTGGAATGTTCACATGTATTCACGCAACCCGCCGCAAATCCAACTTTTGATTGTGCAACGGCAAATTTAAGCGGTCAACAAATAACAACCAAAGGATCAATATTAAAAGGATCGTCACAACTTGGAACAATAACGTCTTTTAGTCCTATTGGATTTGATACCGTAAGTACAGACACGACAAGAAGTGTGACATTTAATGTTCAAATTCCTTCAGGATATGCAAACACGGGTGACGGAAATCAAACGATTCCTTGCGTTCGATCAGTAACACAACCGGCCGAAGTTGCTGAATGTGGATCGGAAACATTTTTTATTAGTGCCGGCAAACGAAATCAATCGGACTTTTGTGACTTTCAATATGCAATAACAAAAGAAGTAACCGCAACAACTTTGTCGCAAACACTTGCAGCACTTGGCGCACGCGTTTGTTTTAATGGAAATCCGTTTGAAGGTCGTGATCGTTATTATGCGGTATTTACATCAAAAATCAACATTGGATCAGGTTCCGCCCCTTTTCATGTTTGGAAGATTGATGACAACGGAATTATTCAAGACGTGTCAATTTGGAATTGTGGCGCGGGCGTAAGTGGAACGGGCGCGGGCGGCGCATTATAAAAAAATAAAAAAATGGCATTAGGAAGCGCAACTTTAGAATTATATATATATAATGGAACGGTCGGATCATACAATTCGAATGACCTAAAATATACAATAAACAAAAACAAAATATCAACGCAATCAAATATTGTTTTGGAAATTGCTGAATTAGTCCGGGATTATTTACCAATTACTTACAACGTCGATCCGTCAAATCCTTATGTTTCCCATTCGGTTTGGGTTACGGCGGTTGTAAGGTATTTTGACGAAAATCAAAACCCGTTTGATTATTCAAATCCGCAAACATTTAATTTTATAGCCGTTGACGGATATGGTTATTTTGAAGAAGGAACAAACCCCGAATTGCAAAAACATGCTTTAATTAGTGCGGACAATATTTATGTCCCGGAAAACACCGCGGGAAAATTACCAATATTTGCCGAAGGCGTTGGAAAAATAATAATTGATTCAACAACAACCCAAATAACAGACGACGGCAATTCAAATCAGAAAATTCAATATATAACAATCCCGGCAAATTCATCAACAATTAAAGTTTATGATACAAACGACACAACACTTTTAAAAACAATAACCGTTAATAATATTTGCGAACCAAAATTCACGCCTTACAAAGTGGTCTTTCAAAATAAATTGGGCGCACTTCAAGACGTTTATTTTTTTAAAAAATCAATTGAATCATTTTCCGTAATGGACGAACGTTTTAAAAGAAATATTGTCGATAATTCAACGGCAACTTATTCATTAAATTCAACGCAACAACAAAGATATAATGTCAACGGAAAAACAAAGTTAACTTTAAACACCGGTTTTTTAAAAGAAGACATGAACAAAACCATTGAAGAATTATTCTTGACGGAAAACGCTTGGATTCATTACAATGGAAACGTCCTTCCAATAATACCAACTTCAAAAAATTTACAATTTAAAACTTCTTTAAATGATAGGTTAACAGATTACACGGTTAATTTTGAATTCGGATTTGATAAAATAAACAATATTAGATAAAATGCTTCAAATACAATTATATATTGAAGGCCAAGAAGTTGAACTTTTTAAAGATGAATCGGTTACGCTTACGCAATCAATTCAAGATATTCTTGACATCGAAAAAGTTTTCACGGATTATTCAAAAACATTCAATGTTCCGGCATCAAAATCCAACAACAAATTATTTAAACATTTTTATAATTATCACATTGACGGTTTTGACGCAAGAAAAACACATGAAGCGCAACTTTTTTTAAATTATAAACCTTTTAAAAAAGGCCAAATAAAACTTCAAGGGACACAACTTAAAAACAACGAAGCCCAATCATATAAGATAACATTTTTCGGAAACACCGTCACATTAAAAGACAAATTTGGAAAAGAAAAACTTTCAGGCCTTGAACAACTTGACAATTTTTCATTTGATTATACAGACGCAAACATTGAAGCGTTTATGAATGACGGATTGGACGGAAATATTGCGGGAACTGACGTATCTGATTCAATTATATTTCCATTAATAACACACACCGATCGATTAATTTACGATTCAACTGATGTTTCAGCGGGAACAAAAAATGTTTATGCACCAATTACCGACGTAAATATTCGCGGCGTCAACTTTAATCAGTTAAAACCCGCAATTCGATTATATTCAATTATTAAAGCGATTGAATTTAAATATGACATAACATTTTCCGAAGATTTTTTTTCAAAAACAAACATTGAATTTTTTAATATTTATATGTGGTTGCATTCAAAGGAAGGCGGAATGTTCGCCGACGCTGAATCTGAATATATAGTGAAAGGATTTTCAAATGTGACGGGTGACAATACACACATTCAAGGCGTTCGAACTGATCATTTTGTAAATAAATTTGATGACGACAAGCACGAAAGGAAAATGATCGTAAAGGTAACCCCATCAACATCAAGCGATTATTCTTTAATTGTAAAAAAAGACGGTGAAGAATTCAAGAAATTTTCAAATTTATCCAATACAACTTTTAACGGTGAAAGTCAAAATGGGGAACCCTTTGAAATATTAAACGGAAAATATTCGTTTTACATACAATCAAATTCAGCGCAAACATTTGAAATTCAAGTTATTATAGAACACAAAGGCGGGTTCCTATCAACTAAAAAAGAAATTCAATTTATTGGAAATGCTTCGATTGGTAGTGGTGAACGTGTTGTCATTACGCAACATGTTCCGGAAATGGAAGTCGTTGAATTTTTGACCGGACTTTGGAAAATGTTTAATTTAACATCTTTCGTAAATGATGACGGAATTATTGTTGTTCAACCTTTAGACGATTTTTATAATTCATCAACACAAACTTGGGATATTACAGAACACATTGACAAAACTGAATCAGTTGTTGACGCGGTAATTCCTTTCAATATGGTTTCGATGGGTTATGAAGGAACCGAAACATTTCTTGCAAAGAATCATTTATCAATGTCGAAAAAGAAATGGGGGTCAATATCTTATAAATTAACCGAAGAAAAAGGCGAAGTATATTCGTTTGAAATCCCATTTGAACACATGAAATTTGAACGGCTTCATGATGCCGCAACTGGCCAAACACCGATTCAATGGGGGTGGTCTGTCGACACAAAACAACAACCGACAATTGGAAAACCTTTGCTTTTTTATCCTATTCGTCCAATTGGTTCCGTTGCCGCCGTTAATATTGCCGGCGCACGAAAAACAATCGCTTCACCTTACACGCCCGCAAATTCTTTGTCAGTTTCGACAACTTACGGTTTAACGAATGCCGGGCAATCTTTAAATTTTGCAACTGAATTCGATGAATACAATACACACACAAACGAAAAAACGCTTTTTAAAACGTATTATGAAAGTTATATAAAAGACATATTTGACAAAAGAAAAAGATTGTCTTTCATGTCGGCTTTTTTACCAATTTCAATCACAAAAAATTTAAGTCTTGCCGACAAAATAATTGTATTTGATAAGTTGTATCGAATAAACAAAATGAAAACAAATTTCGAAACAAATAAAACGGAATTTGAATTGACAAATTTATTGGAAGAACCAATTTTCCAAGATAATGTTTTCACCCTTGACATTCCTATTGACACCGAAACATTATTTGCGGATAATACAATCTTAACGGCTGACATAACTTCAACAAGTGCGGACGGTTTTAATTTCCCCCCGGAAACAAATGAAGTCCCTGAAAGCACGCCAAGCAATGAAATAACTAATACAATTACCGATCCGTGTAATGTAACACCGGCAACAATTTTCATTCCTTCATACACGCCAATATTTTCAGATAAAATAAAATTCAAAGGAACAATTCAATCAAAAGGAATTTTGTGCGAAC